CTACTAAATGCAACTGTATTGTCCGCTGTAGGATGTGAAGTGTTGTGTTCGTTTGTTCTTTTATCTTGTCCAAAATAAGAATTAAAATTATGTGTGATGACAGAATAGTCCTCTGCTCTTGTTCCTGGCAAACCAATATTCATATGTTCATTTGTAAATACAGTGCCTTGTAAGGTTGAACCTACTTGACGAATATAATCTTGTATCTTTGCGTACTCTCTATTTCTCTCGAGTATAGCTGGATCGAGATCTTCTTCAGCTAATAACTCTTGTGTTTGTATTTGTATTTTAGCTAACGCATCTGCTGCTGTATCTCTATCAGTAGCATTTTGTATACTTTTTAAATTATCTGTTACCAAATTTTTATATCTATCTACAAAATCTGACAGTTGACCCGGACGCATGACAACATCCATTTGATTTATTCCTTGAATAGCATTTTGTACTGTTTGAGGAAAGAGCTCTTGATCTCCACCCATGATTTGATAATTACCAAAACCTGCTAATTGGTTATCTGCTGCTTGAACTAGTTCTAGTAATTCTTTGGAAGTAACTTTTCTTTTTGGATCCGCTTGATTAATTTGTTCTAATTGTGCCGCGATCCCTGTATCTCTTAGTTCTAATGTTAACCCTTTTTGTGGATTAAATAATTCATTAACCCAATCGTTAATTAATTTTTTTTCACTACCTGTGTAATTTGTTTTAATGTAGTCTTCTGTTTGAGAAAAACGTGGGGCAATATCACTTTGATATTTTTCCATAGGATCAGGTAGATCTGCCAAACTCTCCATCATCTTAGTCGGAACAAGTGCCTTAGATGTATCTTCTTTTTTCTTTTGATCTGACATTGTAATAATTAAATCATCAGCAGTCACAGGTTTAGGTATAGGAGTAATATTACTTGAGTCTTCTTGAGGAAGAGGCACTGTAATATTTGCATCATCTAATAAACCTTTTGGCTTAGGTGTAGGTGTAATTAAAGGTTCGTTTTTTACATCGGAAGGAGTAAATCCTCCGCTCTTTGCTCTCTCTGCATCTTCCGCTCTTTGTTTTTCTATTTCTTCCGCGTTAGGTGCTAACACTTTACCTGCTGGTGTATCGATCATAGCGCTAACAGCGGGATACGTTCCAGCAGCCATCATCGCTAACAACGGCCCGAGGTCCGCGGCTCCTAGCTTGGTAGGATCGCCCATTAAATTGGGTCTCCTTATCTGAGGAATGACATCCAATATATCTGGATCATCTAGAACACTAGCTGCGCCTGATTGAAATTTTTTCTTTTTATCCATTAACTCATTCTTGCTTTTCTAAAACCTTTTTTAGCTGCGCCAGTTCCACGGACCTTGGTACGCGCACCGTCTTTCGCTTTAACTGTAGCTTTTGCAGCATCTTTTAGACCAGCTAATTTTTTACGTCGTTCAAGAAAAGTTGAATCTCCTGATTTTAAACCTTTCTTTGTAGCTAAAGCACTTTTCATTGATTCTTCTTTATCACCATCTCCATCAAAATCTAAATAATCTGGTTTACCTTTTTTATCTGACATAATAACTCCTAATAGTATTCTCGCATCTTCAACATACTTGGCTCATCCTCGTAGTCTTCTGGGTGCGTAATAAAATTTCCCTGTCTAAATCTTAACAGAGCTTGAGTGGTGGAGTCAACATAATCGTCGTGTTCACCAAAAGGAAAAGCAGCACATTCCTCAATAACCTCTTGCGCCCACCTTTCGTCAGGATAATAAACTTGTCCTGATTCAAATAGAGGTGCTACAGCGTTTACTCTTGAATGTTTATCATTTCCTTTGCTCGGTGTAAAGTTAACAACAGGAATTCCTGTTTGACGTAACTCGTACGTGAGCGGAAGGCCTGACGCTTTCGCTTCGACGATCACGGTTTCTGGTTCCCAGTAATTGTACTGTTCGACCGCGATCCGTTTTAACTCTGGAAATTCCCATCGCCCGCGTTTCGCGTCTAACAAAATACAAGCAGGTGCACGCATTTCATCTCTAAAGAAAACTCCCCATGTGGTAATCGCCGAATAATCGGCTGTTTCTTTTTTACTATACGCTGTATCGTAGCTTTGAATTATATGTTGGAGGGGAGGGGGATCCTCATGTTCATATAACTTCCACCAGTCACGTTTTATTATGGAACCTTCTTCACTGGTGGGTTGCTGTTGCCACTGTGCTTGCCACTTCTGTTCTGACAAGGATGCTTTGACAGAAAGTAATTCATCTTCTTTCCAATACTCAGGCCACATAGGATTACCCGTCTCAGGAAAGATTGCGGGAAACTCAATCATATCCCATTGATCTGCTTTAACTTCTTTTTGTGCATTAACCAATTTACCTGTTAGATCTTTAACGGACCAACGGGTCATAACAATAACAATGGCTCCACCAGGTTGTAAACGCTGACGAGGACCAGAGGTATACCATTCGTACGCGTTATCGAACGCGGTTTGACTAAGCGCATCTTGTTCCGAGTGAGGGTCATCGATGATCAATAAATCCGCACCACGGCCCGTGATTGCACCACCAACACCCGCGCCAAAATATTCACCACCTTTATTCGTTTCCCAACGGCCCGCGGCCTTCGAATCTTGTGATAGTTTTATATCTGTAAAAATATTTTTATAATCTTCCGAGTCCATGAGGTTACGAACCTTACGACCAAAACGATAAGATAATTCTGCTGTGTGCGTAGTTTGAATAATCTTTAACTTCGGATTGTGGCCCATCATCCAAGCAGGAAAAAGAAAAGAAGCAAATTCTGATTTGGTATGACGTGGAGGCATATTAACGATTAAGCGTTTTAACTTGCCCTCTTTGATCAAATTAAATTTTTCTGCAATTTTTTTATGGTGATACCCTGCAATAAATTCTGGCCATACGGCACGTACGAAAGACAAATAATCTTCTCTTGAATGATGTGACGTTTCTATTTCAGCTTTTTTTAATTCTAATTTTTTAATTAAGTCTTCAGCTTCGGAATAAGTAATTTGATCGTAATCCATTTTTCTGTGATGTTTAGCACATATATTCGTTTGTGTAAAACTTACACGCTACGTGCATGCCCACAATGTATAGGGGGGAGAGGGGGGTGGCGTCGTTTTAAGGGATTATTTCTGGCAAAATCGAGTTGGGACTCTAGATCGTGTATATCTAAATGTAATAGCTACTAGATGTAGGGGCGTGTGAGTCGGGGATTATTTGGGGACTGGCTGGGGATGCGGGTGGAAGAGTGTGTGGAGATGGTAGCAAATACCATCTCCATTTCGTAGGTTATCTAGTCAAGCCAAACTTATTAGCTAGGTTAGATGATAGTTGTAAGCCAAACTCTTTTATTGTTTGGTTATCTCTATTCTTTAGTATGAAAGAAAACATTTCACTATCAAGATAACTAGCAACTAATTGCCAATCAACTTCTTGATCGTTACTTACTAAAGGTTCTGTAACCGCTCTATTTGAGCGGTTAGTATTAGTTAAATTTCTTAGGTTCTGTAAGTCAGTCACTAGATCATTAGGCATTGGCTATTCTCCCTAGTTGCTCTTCAATTTGTAACTCAACCTCTTTAGAATTGGTTACATTCTTGATAGCATAGTAACTTGAATTCTTAACTGGAATTTCTATCTTTTTCTGCGTTAAGATTTCCCTTACTTGTTTCATATCAGTTAATGATCTATTCACTTCACTAATTGAGAAAACATTATTGTTATGAGTAAAGATAAAGTTTTCTTTTTCAGTTAAGTTCTTATCATCAATTAATTGATACACTTGCTTTTGTAATTGCTTACACTTTTTATCCGCAAGGTTTTTAATATCTTGGTACTGTCTGTACTCAAGTAATAACTTTATTTCAAAAGCATTTAATTTTTTAGCCATGATGTAACTCCTTTAGTTTAATCGTTTAAGGCTAGTATTAACTATTAATACAAATACCAATCTACTTATAATTAATTATAAGTAAAGAAAATAATAATTTATTTTTTCACATAATTTAAACTCCAAAAATTCTGATGACAGGAAAATGACAGGAAAAAATTAATCATTCCAGGTCAGCCCAGGTGATGTGTTCTAGATCTATATAAAGACCACACGAGTGGCGAACAATGAATGTATTTTTCACGACAAGAACCCATGAACCGCGAAGAATATTGCAAACAAACTAGCAAAAAGGAACGCAACGAAAGGGTTTCGACCAACAGCAACCAAAATAATAAAGGTGATAAAGAAAAACATCATAGCGGCAACTCAGCTGCATCCTGTTCCGGGTGCCCTGGATCTATAAGAAACCCCAGAAAACGGCGATATTTCAGCGTATTTTTTCTCAGAAGCCCAGGTGGAGGCGAAGCTTCAGGCTCGGGTGAACGTAAAAAATGGCTGTTTTCTGCCGATTCTTTGGGCTTGACAGCGGAGAAACTCGCCGCTGGCGGCTTGCGTAATGTATAGTAAGGCCACAGACGTGGCGAAAAGTCAGCGTATTTTGTTGGCATCGTTCCCCCTAATGTTTCAAGTAAGCTATATCAGGATGTTTTGGATCCCAACACGCCCGGCAAGTCTTGCATTCGTTGCCTTGTTTATATGCTTGGCATAAGTGGGACGTCGCCAGGTCTTCGCTAGTGACAACCGTTGAGCTGTGACCGTGAAACTTATGCGGGACGCCGTTGACCATCGTCGCCGATATCCTGACAACTAAATTTTTTGGAAACTCGCCGAACTTGTTTTTATATTCTTTAACAAAACCAGCTTCACGCGTTGGCAGCCAGTGCATGACCTCGGGCGTTTTGTTGCATACTTCAACAATTTTCTTTAAATGAGCCACGCCCTGGAGATCCCCGCTATCGTGCCATCTAAAATATTTTGATTTGTTCTTATACCAATTGATTAGTGAAGCCATCGCCTCAACCCATAATTTATTATCAATTGATTTTAATCGTCGCTGGTGCGCCTCGTATACATTCGGGAAAACATAACGACCCTTTAACGCGTAACAAGCAGAACAAACACTGTTGGCAATTTTTCTTAATACGCTTCCTGTCTTGCAATCTTTAGCGCTTAATCCGTAACCGTGGCCCGGCATCTTGGACGGCTTAGACAAACCCCCAACCAGCGCCCACGCTTCTTTTACTGTAAACATAATGACCCCTTTTTTATAATAGAATATAGTTATAACTTATTATAAGTCAACCAATTAAAAATTTATTTTTCCCCAGCGGCAGGATCAGCTGCATCCAGGCGGCCTGACTGAATCTATATAGAAGCCCAGAAAACGGCGAAAGTATAGCGTATTATTCCCGGTGTCAGGCTCACCTGGCGACAGGATCAGGGCTTCGCTGGTATTTTTTTGGCGGATTTCTGCGGTTTTTTAACCTTGTCCCGTTCCATCCAGGAGCGGCAGCTGGTATCTATTACCATCTATAATAAATGGCGGAAAACTGGCGTATTTTTAACGTATTTTTCCCCAGCTTCCCGGGCCCTGGCAGCTTCAGCTCATGACTCAGGGTAATTTTTGGCGGATTTCTGCCATATTTTAAAGTCTTCCCGCCGTCCCAGCTGCCCGCCAGGTGATGCTAATCAATCTATATAGAGGCGTAGGGTTTGGCGTATTCTTGGCGTATTTTTACGAGCTCCACAAAGCGATCCTCGGACCATGTTTCGGTCATGACCAAGTCTGGGGCGAGCTTCAAGCCTTTTTCCCCGAGCTCCGTGGCCCTTTTTCCCACATATATCAGCAGTGACCTCTGTAAGAGGGCCTTAACGCAGATGAAAGATGTTCCACCATACTTTTCAAAGCGATGATGCCATGCAATTTGCTTAGAACTTAACAAAACTTTGTTAGTCTTAGTTAATTTTAATTCGACCCAAAACGTATGTCCAAAGCCTGTATCAATATCTTTAAAAAACCCATGTAAATCAGGGATTCCAGGAGATGTTTTAGATTCAACTCTATCCCACTTAACAATATTACTGTTAAGTCTAATCGTTTTCCAAATATTCTTCTCTTTCATTTCCTTTTTTCTTTTCACGTGAAAGTGCATTTACTACTTTTGGAAACCTTTTTTTCAGGTCAGCGAGCCTTCTTTCAACTTCTGCTTTTGGCATACTATCAATTGAACCCGTCAAAATTTCTTTTCTATCAACATACAAACCTGCTGCTTTTCCTCTTGAAACTTCAGCGCTTACGGCTGCCGTATAATTGCCTTTTTCTTCTGCTGCTTTTGATAAACTTGCAAGCCTTCGCATGTGACGATTATAATTGACATGATATTTTTTGTGTTGCTCTTCTCTTAGCTCCAGCAAATAATCATAAACTTTTGGATACTTCTCTCTATTTTGTAATTGACTAGCAATAACTCTAGCTGACTTTTCAGAATATCCTGCTTCAATAGCACATTGAGTTGCTGTCCATTCGCCGTCATACATAATAATTAACTCACAAAATTTTCTTTGTTGAGGAGTTATTTCAACAATATTAGTTTTTTTCATAGTTTACCCCTTATACAGCATTTTTATCAAAATTAAAATTTTTACCATTTTACCCCCGCGCGCGGTACCAGAAAGGTTTACAACTGTTACCTGTTACCTGAAAAAAAGTCTTTCAGGTAACACAATAAGTAACACTTTTTTGTAGGTTTTCTGCATGTTGTAGCCAAATGTTACCTGTGTTACCTCATATTTGAGCAAAAAGTAAAAAAATATTTTTTTCAAAATAATTACTTATATAGAGAGAACTTTAAAATACTTTTGGATCATCAGATATTGGAATTACATTTGTAATTTTTTTTAATGCTTTCACACCTTGATCTACAATATATTGCCATTCTTCTTGACTATAAATTTTTTTAACATTGTCCCAAAATGTAACATGTACTTTTTCACAATCAGGACAGGTAAAAACTTCCTTAATCGGACTTCGGGGTAAATGTGAGGACGTTTCCATGTCTCTCCTTTAATTTTTTATTAATATATTCAGAAGCTGCTTGATGATCAATAAATTTAAATTCGTTAATTAGGAGGGTGCACCTGGAGGAAAAATCATTAGGTGCAAGACCCTCCAATAAGTGATCGATGACATTAGCTTGCGCTTCCAGTAAAATATCATCACTCATAAACTGCTCCTTAGCCACCATAACGGTTCAGCCATATAACAGTTTTAATTGTATACCTGAAAATTCATAAGTACACAATAACTTATAATGAAATGTAGACGGAGTGAAAAAGAATAAAAACTCCGCCTACACCTGTAATTTTACATTAAATTTTCAAAAAGGTATAGGTTTTCCTTGTTGAACACGGACCACGGGACACGGATCAATGAATTTGCTTCTTTTCTTCTTGCTCTTGAACCACGGATCGCGGTGCACGTCGAACCCAAATTTCTCCCTCACTTTCGCACGTTTGACATTGCCCCGTTGCACTTTCACCTTCGAACGTAAGACGTATATACCCATTACCCTTGCACTCGGGACACGGTTTCTTGGTCAAATCCTCTAGTTTCATATCTCCTCCAAATAATAATTCTCAATCGTTCCCACAACAATCGGTCGGCGACTTCGCGCGCAGTACGGGGTTCCCGTACGGCTTTTTTACTAATCTTCTCCAATGCAGCACGTAAGCACTTTTCTATATTCTTGTTTTTCTTGCGCGCCATTCTGGATCTCCATCACGTAAACCTTTATTATATTCCTCTTCCAGGCGGGCCTCATATACTCGTCGTATGCGCCATCCTCCTAAAAGATACCCTAAAACAAATACGCCAATTATGGCAACAAAATGCCAAAACATAAAATTACTCATTTTTGCTCCTCTAAATAATCATTAAATATTTTATACACATTATTATTTTTAAAAAATAACTTATGCATAAAACCTTTTCGTAAATCATCAGGTGCATACTTTATAAAAAATATAAACGTACGCATAGGCTGTTTCATGATGATAGTGTGGTAAAACCTAACGAAGAAAAACAACATAAAGAAAGAATAAACTTTTATCATTTTTTCCTCTTCTTTTCTTTTTGTTCTTCATTCTCAATCAACTGTTCAATCAACTTTGTAATTGATTGAAACCGTTTAACAGCCAACTTTTTTAATCGTGCATGCACTTCATGCCTCACAGCAATCGTTGAGTAGGGTGAGTTTGATTTATTCATTTTTCTCCTTTTGTTTAATTAATTTATCTAAATACCATTTAGCTTTTTTTAGATCTTCAATGCCATTCTTATCTTTATAACGGGTAACATACTTAATTATATTCCCTTCTAAAAAATCCATGCCATATTCAATAATAAAATCAGTCACTTCAATATTTTTTCTATAATAAGACGGATTAATTTTATCTTGTTCACGGGACACGGCGCATGAGCTCCTGTAGTTTATGAAAATAGATTATTCTAAATTCAATATCATCAGCACCTAACATCGCATTAATAAGATTCTGTTGGCGATTTAAAAATAATTCTTGGCTCATCGGTAACGGCTGATAATCAACCGTTGGACCTGGATGTATAGAATTTATTCCTGACTGCCAGCTTATAATAACCATTCGAAACCTCCCCTACTCCAAACGATCCATAAACCAAACAACAATGCAAAAAGCAAAGTATGTCTGTAGAGAACTATTCCCGCTATTAATATGATAGCTATTACTCCATGTAACATTGTCATACGTAACTCCTTTCGACGGGAATAATTCCCTAGGTTAGCAACTCCCGTTCAAAGATGGGTAGATATACCACCGAGCTGCTAACCTATAACTACATATAACTATTTATAATTTTAATTCAAGATTTTTTTAAGACTTTTATCCATTCACGGTATTGTTCATTCAAAACTTTGTTGGAAATCTTGACTTTTCCTACCAAATTCGCGATTATGTGTTCATCAACTGTGCCGACACATTGTAAATCTATATACAAAGTTTTTTGATCTTGGCCATATCGATGTATACGATCTTCCGATTGAATGCGTACTTCTAAATCATAATTATTAGAATAATAAATAATTGTTTTTGACACAGTTAAATTTAATCCGTACCCACCTGTCTTTGGATTGGCGACAAGATATTGCAGCTCAGAGTTTGGATCTTTAAATTTTTCTATAATATCAACTCTCTCTTTATCTTTGGTTCCTCCATAAAAAGATTCTACAATAGAATGATTGTCATACTTTTTTGTAATTGCTTTTACTATGTGTTCAATGTTGTGACGATAGTTTGCCCAGATAATAACTTTACCATCGATCTCGTCTAAACAATCCATTAACGTCTCTAATCTTGGAATCATTCCTTTTTCATCATGAAGATCAACAATGCCATCATCATCGGTAACTAAAAAGCCACAAGCGATTTGATGTAAACGTAACATCATTGTTAGTTTTGCAACAGCCGTCGTTTCTTCTCCTGAATCTAGTCTAGCAATTTGTAACGCTTGCATTTGTAAATATGCGTCCTCTTGTTTTTTATTCATTTGTACTTCCCTGGTAACAAAT